GCACCATTAGCATTTGCGTTACCTGCGTACTTGCCGATTTTTGAGTAACCTTGTTTTTCTGCGAAACAGTAAGCGATATAATCATTACTTGAGGTATTAACTGCACTAACTGCACCTAAACTAAACACACTTGATGTTGGTGTTGTACTATTCCAAGAACTAGTTGCACTTGGAGCATTTCCTAAATTTAATTGTGATGTTTTAGCGTTACCATTTGCAATATGATAAGTATTCCAATTTGCTGCTGCATCTCTGTCTTTTACTATAATCCATTGTGGTACTGCTCCAAGACCATGTCCACATGTTAATGCACTACCTGTGCCAGTATAAGACACAATACTAAAACCAGCAGTTTGATTTGCACTAACTGAACTTGTAATACTTCCATCTGTGTTAGATGAAGCTGTGCCACCAGCTTTCCAATTCCATGCTACATACGTTGCACTGTTTTGATTCCAGTATGCTTTATCACCTGATGCTTCTGATCCATCTTCAACTCTAAAACCATCTGATAAAAATGCACTTAAAAAACCAAAACGATCCTGTGCATTAGATCCTTCAGCACCATCGGTGCTAGATGCTAACTCTCCGTTTTCACCAGCACCTCTAACAACATCTAGTAAGTTATGACCTGCCGCATCATCACGGCGTTTACCCCAGACCCAGTCAGGCTGGAATCCCACGCCAGTAATATCTCTAGATTCATTATCATTACCTGTCCATGTAACAGTGTTAAAATATAAACCTGAATCATCTATAGTCGTGTAAGCCACTATCCAAACTCCGCTAAATTTTTAGAACATAACGCAAAATAGCCCGAAGGTACAGAATATTCAAAGTTACCATGTCCGTTTGCATCTGCGTTGCCTGATGAGATTGTAAATCCTGTTGGTGGACTTCCAAAATTTGCATAACTAATTTTTAAACCTGATGAACTTAAACTATGTGTAGTGCTACCTAGAAACCATGTAGTATCAGCATCAATGGCTACACCACCTGTACCAGATGAACCACTTGTTGGGTCACCACTATTTTGATATGTTCCATTTTTTGCAAAATAAACAAAATTATTATCTAAATCTAAAGCTATACTTATAAGATCAGCACTACTAGACCCATAACTACTTCCTGTATATTCTGCTGAATTATTTTTTAAGACCTGTCCGTTTTGACTATAGTATCCAATATTTCGGACTCCTGATGCAGTAGATTGTCCAATATAAGAACCTAAGCCTGAAAAGAAAACATCATTAACTATTCCATGTGAGAAATTATTATCTGTTGTGGACATTTTAAATTCTGCATACCATTTTCCTGAAGTTAATCCAAAAGTAGAAAATTGATTATTATAATTATCTACTGCTGTTCCTGATGATAAATTGCCTTCAGCTAATTGTCCATTCCATGAACCACCTCTGCCATCAACACCTGCTACCTGAGATAAAAGTGCGTTATAGGTTGCAAAATTATTTGTGCAAGTATCTGTAGATTGATCTGTTGCGGCTAGATTAGATGGAGTAAAATCATTGTTGTTTCCAGACACGTCATCACCTAATGCTGAACTATCTTCAAAATCTAGATAATAACCATGACTTCCAAAAGTTAATCCTGAAACATCAATCGGTTTCCATATTGTCGGACTATCTTCATCAAATTCACCAAATTCTGAAGCATCAGTTGATGTTGTGCCATCCAAAAACACTGCTTCACACATATACCCGTCAAAGTGTTCTGAATTTGCAACACTTTGAAAACCTAATCCAATAGTTGAAGCGTCTGTACCTTTTGACATCATACTTTCTTGATTTAAAGCTGGGAAATCTGAAGTTGCAAAACTTGTCTCTCTTGTGCCATTTATAAAAAATCTAATTCTATCTGATTGTGTGGAACTATCAGAGTCCCAGACAACAACAATATTATACCAAGCAGAAAAATCACGGAACACTCTGTTTGTTACTAAATTATCACTATTAGATCCGTCTGATGAACTATATTCTAATTGATCTGAACTGTTAAAAAATATTGAAGCAAATTGACTTCCACCGCTATTTCTACAATGTAGTAATCTTTTTGTTGCACCACCACTTGATCTTTTTACCCAAACAGAAAATGTAAAATTTTTTAAATTACCATTTGATGAATTTATTCTAGTTAATTGTGGACTATCACCATCATTATATCTTATTGAATTAGCTACGTCATAACCTGTGTCTTTGATAGAGTTGGTTGCTAAAATTAAGGGTGCGGACATTAATCCTCCAATGTTGGAAATTGTCCTAGTGGTCTTGTTACACTTCCGTCTTCCTGTTCAGTGTAAGTATATAAAGTTTCAAGAGCTGCTGCATCACTAGCATTGTCTATGGCTGTTTCCATTTCATTTGATTTAGTTCTTACCGCTGATCTAAATGTTGTGATATTTGATGGTACAGAATAATCAGATACTTCTGTTGCTTTAATAACATACCAATCTGTGGGTGCTAATAAACCTTCAGCTTGTTGTTTTACAATTCTTTTCTTTTCTGTTTTTAAACCTGTCGTTTTTACATCTCCAACTTCTTTATCACTTGGTAAATCTCCATTATCTGAATCTGCTTGAGTCCATAAAGTATCTGCAACATTTTTAGCAGTTGCAGTTCCCCATGATCTAGTGACTTGTCCATCTGCAAAAGTAAAAGATTCATTTGTGTTAACATAATATTCTTCATTTTTAAAATTAGATGTATTAGTTACTACTTCATAAATACCAATCGCTTCTTTTTCATCTTTTGTCCAAAGTTGAAATATTTTAGCTGGGTATCTTACATCACCAATTACTAATGATTTTGGTTGAGTGATGATTTTGTTTATTGTGTTATCTATTACTAATGCGTACATATTTTAACTTTCACTTAAATTTAATGTTCTACCTACTTCTTGCCATACAGCTCCATTGTATCTAAATACTAATATATCAGTTTTGCCATCTGCTGAAGTAAATGTTGGTGCAGTTGATGCTGCAAATTCAAATACAGTATTAAATGCAATGGTGTGTGAACCATTATAATTAATTTCTAAACAAATAAAAGAACCTTCAGTATTATTTGTAGGTGCAGAAAAAGTTGTATTTTCAGTTGTTAAATGAAAAGCATTTGGTTTTGCTTGTGCGTCCCAAGCGACTGCGTTTGATGATGAAGTTAATGCTTGTTGGGGTATATACGCAAGATCATTAAATTTAATTGTTCCTGTTCCTTTTGCAGTAAATTCTAAACCAACATTTGTATCTCCACCTGTTGCAGATAAAACTGGATTGTTTCCAGTTGCCGCATTGGTGATTGTAAACTCATTTACTGCTGATCCTGTTTCTACAAATTTTAATAATTCTAATGTTCCATTTCCAATAGCGTTACCATTAACATCTAATTGACCGCCTAATTGTGGAGTCGTGTCATTTACTATATCTTGAAGAGTTGCAATAGATTGAGTTGCGGCAGTTCCTAGTCCTAAATTAGTTCTAGCTGTACCAGCGTTATTTAAGTCAGATAAATTATTTGCAGATGCTAAAAATGAAGAAGCATCTAAAGCTGCATCTTGCCAAGCAGATCCTGAATAAACTTTTAAAGTATTGCTTGTCGTATTAAAATATAAATCTCCAGCATTTAAAGAATCTCCATCGTTGTCTGTAGAAGGATCAGATGATTTAGATCCAAGGTAAGTGTCATCAAAGTTGTCCGCACTCGCTGCAGCTTCTGCTGCACTGGTTGCTGCCGCTGAAGCAGAGTTAGATGCGTTAGTTGCTTGAGTGGATGCTGTAGAAGCAGAGGTAGATGCGTTACTTGCCTGGGTAGAAGCAGTGGATGCTGAACTTGCGGATGCTGTAGCAGATGATGCTGAAGCAGTTGCAGAACTAGCAGCAGCTGTAGCAGATGTTGTTGCAGAAGCTGCATCTACTAATAAATCATACTTAGCAGAATTTGCGTTAGTGGTTAAAGGTTGTGAACCAGATGAAGTGTGTACTGTGTTTACGATAAATATATTATTTGTAGAAGTATCTTTAACAATATCTCTGGCGTTATAATCTGTTGATGCTGACCAATTTCCAACGAATGTACCTAATTCTTGTGTAACTGAAATCTCTCCATTTCCATCAAAAGCTAAAATTTTATTTGCTCTATCAGTTGCACCAATAGCAAACTCTGTAGAAGTCATCGTATTTGTTCTTGATAACTTAATAGAACGAGTAATTTCTTCTTGCATTTGTTGGATGTTCATTGTTGCACGATCCAGACCCTCTTCGTGAGACTCCGCAGGGAAAGGATCATTAGCAATATAATCTATTGCTTGTGTTTGCGGGACAGCTCTTCTAAGAACTACAGTCTCTCCAGATGCAGGAATATTACCTGATGTGAAAGTTACACTTCCACCCGAAGCATCTCCAGCTCCAGAAACATTGTAATGAGTTGAGATAGTTTTTGTAGTTTCAGATCCTGTGCTACTTCTTATGATAACTTGTAAATCAGAGTCAGCAAAAATCTTAAAGGTGTAGCTAAAGGCAGTAGTTGATCCATCTCCTGAATATGAATTTCTAACTGTTGTAGATGATATGGTCATAATAATATTTTATTTATTTAATACTCTTCTTTTAAATCATTTGAAACTTCTTGCATAGTTTTTTTTATACCTCGTCTATTTCTTTCAACAGCGTTCCTATATTCGTCATTGTTTAAAAATTCAACTGCCGCCTCTTTAAATTTACCCTTATTTATTAATTCTATTGTTTTTGGCGATTGTCCAACAGATCCTCTATAATATTCATAAAATAAAGATGATTGCAATTTATCAGAAAAACTAGAAAATGCTGGAATTTTTGTTTGTATTTCATCTAATCTTGATTCGATATCCTCTTTTAAAAACTCTTCAGCTTGTTTTTGTGTTATTTTCATTCCAGGTTTTATATCTTTTCCATATCTACCATAACCAATAGTTAAATATTCTTCATCTTCAAAAGCTTTTGTAGCTTCTAAAAATGGCTTACCTTCAAATTTTTTTATAGTTTTAGTTAATCTATCAATAGAAATTAAACCGGTTTTTTGGGGTGGATCATCTCCAACATTATTAAAAAACATACCTGTCATAGAATTTACTATTAAGCTTTTATCAGGCTTAAATGCTGATTGACTATTTCTTTCTATTTGACTTTTGATTTGATCTTTTTCGTCTTCTTCATCATTTTTTTTGAAAAAAGGCATAGGAAAAAACTCATCAGTGATTCTTTCATCACCTAAACCACGTTTAATTTTACCTGTTTCTTTTATTTTATTTTTAACAGCTTTCGCAAAATCTGGATATTCTTTTAATGTTTCTCCTAAAGCTTTTGATCTATAAGAATTAATAGTTGCTTTTACCATGAATTTTCTTCCACCCTCTATATCTAATTCTCCATCGCTTGCTCTTAAATAAGTTTTTGTTTTAAAGAGAGCATCTAATTGTTCATAAAGATTTTTTCCTTTTATTTTTATTTTACCTGTATTTTCAGATAACCAGTCTGCTGCTGTTTGACCTTTTTCATTTTTAAAATTTTTAAGTTCAACTCTTTCATACACTTTACGACTTCCTGATATAGGCACTCTTAATCTTGCTAATTCATAGCGAACAGGGTCTTCTTTTATATCTGATTTTCTTCCTACAAGAGATGGACCTAAAAACCAAAAACCATAAGATGCTATTCCGTCTGGATTTAAGTAAAGAGACGTTTTTGTTTTTTCTATAGGCTCACCAGTAATAACATCTCTTTTTGGCTCTAAGTATTCTTTTCCTTTCCCAGCTCTTTCTAATATTGAATCAAGAAAACCTCTTTCTTCATAATTAATTCTATCAGGCTCTAATAGACCGGGAATACCTTGATTTCTAAATGAAGAAAAAGGAATATAATTTCCTACAACTCGACCAAGATATCGATTTAATTTTTCGGGATCTGAATCAGTTAAAGCATCTGCAGCTTCAGTAATACCTCTTAAATATAATTTATTATTGATTTGTCTTGCAACAGCAGAAAAAGCCATCATAGTACCATTTTCTTTTTCATCGTTATTAATATTTGCCATGTTTTCAAAAATGTCTGCCATCATTCCTAAAATTTGAAAACGAGGGTCCATTCTGTTATATGATCTATATTCGATTGATCCGTCTTTATTTTTAACCGCAATAGAATATTCTTGCCAACCATTAGCAATCCATTGTCTTTTAATTCTAAAGTCAATAGGTCCACCACCTGTAATTTTAGCATATTTGTTTCCAAGACGATCTTCTACTTGTTCTGTTGCTAGATGAAAACTATACATCACAACTGAAAAGCCAAACATTTGTCTTCCTATAACTTCTGCTCTTGCTCTTCTATCTCCTGATCTCCATAAATCTTGCATTTGTTTATGAAATAATCCTAAACCAGGAATCCTTGTTAAGGCGTGTCTCCATAAATTTGTAGGTGTTCTTATAAATGGCGCTAAAAATCTAAACTCAGGATGTATATTTAAAAAACTTTGTATTCTCCCTCCAATATCATAAGTCGCTCCACCTTTTAAATCATTTGTGTAACTTGCGATTCTTGCATACTGTAAAGCATCTTCAGCAAGATTATTATCTTTTACATTAGCTCTGCCAAACTTATCAAAACCTTGGCTCATAATTTTATTTGTATTTTCTATACCTTCTTTTGAACTTGGATTTAATCCTCTTTCTAATGTGTTGTCTAATGCGTTAGCATATAAACGACCTCTGTAATTCATTTGTTTTAAAAGTTCATCACCTGTCATTAAAAGTTTAGTTGGAATTTCTACTAATCGACCTATCCAATCTATTGCTGTACCAGCAGCTCCATCAAATCCTAAATTATCTCCACTTATAGGTCGTATAGCTTTTCCATTTACTATTCTTAAATTATCTTGTGTTCTTGCAAGAGGATCAAGAATAGCATCACCTTGTTTTAAGGCTAAACCCACAGCTCTAATGGTATCACCCATAGTCAACATCATTCCTTTATATTGAGCATAACCTAAACGAGCAGATCTTAAATCAGCTCTAGCTAAACCACCTCCTACTAATTCAAGAGGTTTAATAAAACCCTCATATATACCTGATTTCATATTAAGAGCATGAGTGTAAATACCTGAGAGCAAAGAGTTTATGTACAGTGAATTAAAAACATCTACTGTTCTTTTAAATCTAGACTTTGATACATCACCCACAATCTCTTTATCGGGTGTTACTTCACTAATTTTTTTAGCAATAACCGGGACATTTCCTTCAAAATTTTTTATAATATTAACTAATTGTTCTACATCAACTTGTTTTCCAGAACTTGATACTTTTACATTTCCTGCTTGAGTAACTCTTGCAGCGCCTCTAATTTCATTTTTTACATTAACAACTGTGTCCTGTAACACCTTGGCAAGCGAAGCGACTTCTTCTCTTGCTTTTTTTGTCCATTTTTTATCATCTTTTCCAAATTTATTTACATAGTTTGCAGATAACTCTCTTAAACTTAAACCAATATCTTGAATAATAATTTTTGTTGCTAACATTCTTACTGTTGCTGCTTTAGCCTCTTCTCCGCTTCTTGCAGAAGCTTTTAAAACAGCAGATGGATCTTCTGATAATATTTTAGCAAGATCTTCTGCTTCTTTATTTTTTAATACATCACCTTCCAAAAACTCCTTTGTATTATCATCAAAGCGATTAACGACATCGTCTATAGTTTTTTCTACTTCTGCATAATTTCTAAAAGATCTAGTATTTAAAATTTTTTTTATAAATGATTCTGTTGTTGATTTTCCTTGTTCAGCTCCATACCCGATTATATCATCAAATTTTTTTACATACTCTTTTATTTTAATACCTTTATTTCCTTCAACAATTTTTTTTAAAACTTTTTTTGATTTTTTGTTTTTGCGTAAATCTTGAATTGCCTCTCCAGTTTCTTTATATATTTTTTCTTTTTTGGAAAAATCACCGGTTGCTTTTGCTCTTTTGAAAGCTTTGATTCCAAATAGAATTTCAAGTGGTCCACCAATTAACATACCTTCAAGAACATTTTTTAATCTTCCCTCCATTTCAGTGTCATCTTGATCTGTAGCAAGATATTGAGTAACAGCGTTATTTAAAACAGGTGAATCAAACTCAACTAACATATCTGATAATCTACCTTCATTGGGATCAAAAACAGTAAGATCTGCAACAGCTCCAGCAGTTATTCCACGTAATCCTCTTTTTACTATTGTTCCACCTAATCCTGAGGCTTTAAGAAATTTAGATGGACCTATAAATCCTGTTACAAATCTAGCTGCACCTTCCGTCAAATTTTCTGCAGCGCCTTCAGGTTTTATAAAAACAGGTAAATTTCTAGCTTGAGAATATCCACCTTCTTTCCATTTTTTAGGTGTTACATATTGAGGTATGAAATCTTGAAAAGTAAGTTTGCCATCTTCATTTCCAAATTTCAAACCTCCTAATGAAACTATATTTTCATCTAAAAAATCACCAGTTTCTTCTACTGCGTTTACAACGCCTTGACCAGCAGACAAGGCTAATCGACCAGCTTTATTCCAAAAATTTGGATCTAGCTGATCGGGTTTAGTGACTAATGATCCTCCAAGAGGCTCAATTTTTTCTGGTGTTTTTTTTTGAAAAAAATCAAGAGTTTCTTGATCTAAAGGAGTATCTGACATAAGTTTATTCCTCTCCTTTTCTTATTTGTAAAATTTTTCTATAGGCATTAATAAAAGCTCCTACATCTGGTTTTTTTGTTTCCTTTCCTTTTGCGTCTTTTTGAAAATATCCATTTAATCTAGCTAAAGAAATTAATAATGGAGGAGTGGGTTTGTCTTTGTCTCGATAATCCTGAACTAATTTAGAAAAATCATTTTCTTCTCTAATAATATTAAATCTATTATTTTGTAAATTATAGACTGTTGTTTTTTCTATATCCGCATCTTCATATTTGTTTTGTAAATCTAGGCTTAAATTTCTAGTAAATTCTAATCGTTGTTGAGTTGTAGCATCAGGATTGCTACCATTAAAGTTTGCTAATCGTGTGTCAAATTCAAATGTTGCTTCTGTAGCTCTAGCTTTACTTTCTACTTTGTTAAATTGAGCATCAAAAGCATTAAAAAATTTAGTCTCTAAAGTTTTTCTTTGACCTTTTGTATAAGAGTCTATTATTTTATTATCACCACTTTTTTTCAAAGCTGATTCATGTCTTATTTCTTCTGTTAAAATTTTTTGTTCAAGAGTTGCTATTTTATCTTTAAGTTCTCCAGTAGCTATAGATTTATCTCCTCTTTTAAAATTTTTTAATCTTCCAACTAAAATTTTTGCCTGATCAAAGTCTGCATCTTCGCTTCCAACAACAGTTAAGGATTCAATATTGTTTTGATAAGCATTATAGACAACAGTTCCAAAAACATCATCTGACATAAAATTCTTAGTTCCTAAATCTTTATCTCTTTGATTAATTTGTTTTTCACCATTTTCTAGTAATGAAAAAGAACCTGCGTCACCTGTTAAAATTAAAGCGTTAATTCTTTGTTTTTCTCTTTTTAAATTTTCTGCTCCTAAAATATGTGTCTCGTTACGTCTTTCTGCATTTTTATTTAATTGATCAATATAAAGAACTTTCATTCCAGAATCTGCTGTTTTATATTTATTTAATAATATATTTTGTTCGTTATTATAAGTTTCTGTATCACTTTTTAAAAAAGCAGCATGAGAGTTTTTTTTTATTGTTCCAGTATTTTCTAAATTTAATATTTCTAATCTTTTTTTTACAAGATTTCTTACATTTTTATTTTTAATATTTGCCAAACGCTTTTCAATTAGAGGATTTATTTTTTCATTATAAATATTAATTGATGTTTCTTCTTCTGGATTCTTACTTACACTTTCAACAGCTTTATCTGCATCAATGCCTATCTCTAGTGTAATTTTTCTTGATTCTAAATCTTGTTCTGCTTTTTTTTTTCTTGAATAATAATCTACTTCTCTTTGTAAATCATCTTGAATACGAAGAAATGTAGATTCTTGACCAGTTGCTCTAATATTAGTTCTTAAAGAGGGAGCTTGCTCAGTAAGTTCTGATCTTCTTATTTTAGTATCAAATGTTGGTATTTTAGGCACTGCCAAATTCCTTTGCATCTTTAGCTCTTAATAAAGAAGCACCAGCTTTAAATAAATTTTCGTTTCTTTTTGCACGACCTCTTTGTCTTTCAATAGCTCCTTGTATTCTGGCAAAATTAGCATTTTCAATAGCTCTAGATTCTCTTACTAAAGCATTGTAATTCATAACATCTTTTTGAATTTCGCCTTGTCTTGTATTGTAATTTAAAACATTAAGTCCTGACCCAGAAAGTTCTACTCCAGATTTATTTAGACTTACTTCTGTTTGTCCAGTAAGTTGTAATAATTCTTGATCAAATCTAGCAATATCAAATTCATTTTTATTCTTTATGGCTTCTGCTTCTTGTTCAGAAACTTTTGCATTTCTTTCTTGTACTTGCTGATTATATTTACCCATAGCAGAAGCTTGTTTAGCTGCTGCTATTGAACCTATTGCTGCTATTGTATTACCCATTAAAATATCCTCGCATACATATATTGATCTGATCCATCAAATCCATATTTTTTCATTAAACCTTCTTCTTTCAAACCAAGCCACTTTGCAAATTTTTTTCCTACTGTAAAATCGCTTCTGATTGCAGTTTGAACTCTTTTTAAATTTTTTGCTTTAGCAGCTTTCTCAAAATTTTTTTTGATAGCTCTAGCTGTAATTATAGGATGTTTCCAAACATCCTCATTTGCCATCACCCAACCTTCGGCAACACCCTCCCATAACAATTTCATTCCTCCGGCAACAATAATTTTATCATTGTATATTCCTGAAAAAGCTAATTCGTTTTCTTCTAATAGACTTCCATCCATGTTGTATTCTTTGTCTTTATCCATTAAAATGTGATTCATTTGACTTGCCAAAATTAAACTCCTATGTTTGCTCTCGTATGGTACTATATGTAGTATATTATCCATCATTTGTAACTAACCTTGGGTATAACGATAAAATCGTTAAAGGTAAAGGTTGAGTTTGTCTTACAAATATAAATCCATCCGTATCATAGTTTCCTCTAAATTCTACTTCTTTATCACCAGTAAACACAGATATTCCGTTATCCATAACATCCGCAGAACTTCTAAAAGGTATTCTTTCTAGATTAGACAGATCTGGTCCAATCTCAATACCTATAGACTCTAAAAGTCTTGCTGTTATTTCGTAAACTCTTTTTGTTTTACCTTGAGATGTTCCATTTTGTGATCCCGCATCTAGTCTCATTGTTTGTAATAATGAAGTATAAGCTAAACCAACTTTAACATTTGTTGCAGAACGATCTAAAGACACCGCACCTGAACTCACTGTTTTGTCAGGATGTGTCGCTCCATTAGCCAATATTGAAACAGTTTGTCCCTCAAGGTGTGATAAACCAGATATACTGGTCGCTGCAGATCCTGAATAAGATAATTGACTATCTAGAAAATTAAAAGATGTATTATCTGTTTCATCAAAATCAAAAGTATTTAAAACTTCTACGTATCTTTTTGTTGATCCATTGATTGTTCTTTTTACAATAACATAGACTTCATACTCTGTATCATCGGTTGGGATGACTGCTACGCTTTCACATACAGCTTTTCCTTCATCGGTCTTTGCTAATCTAGTGGCATCATCTAAAGATGTAATTGTTAAAAATCCTGTAGATATTGGTGTTGTTTCTTTGATTGTAATCACATTAGTGCTTACTGTTGCTGTAAAATTAGAATCAGCATCTATTAATGTTTTTAAATTTGTTGCTGTTTGATTATTACTTGTTTCAGTATGAAACTTACCAGATACATCAGTTGTAGAAGATGTAAATGTAACTTGAGTTCCATCTGCTTTTGTTAAAATAATTCTTGTTCCATTTGCTATGTTTGCATAATCTGTAACTGTAATAGTAGCACTACCAAATCTACCGCCAAAAATATGTCTATGCCAACCTAAAACTTTCTGTTCTCTTTGATAGGTTAAAGCTACAAGCTCTCCATCTCCTCGTATCATCCAAGCAATTTGATTAGGCTCTTGTTGATATGCCATTTGAGTTATACCATCTTCAGTAATATGTTCTGCAAGAATGGTCATGTCTGGTGCTAGATATCCATCTACATCAAAATTGTAAGCAAGCTCTCTAATTTTTCTTTTTGCTCGTTGAAGAAATAAAGTTGCATTTCCCACAGATACTGCATCAACATTTGCTGATCCATGATTAGATTGTTTTTTAATTAAAATGTTTGTAGGTGTTATTGCAACATCTGCTCCTCCTCCACTCACTGCAAACTCACCACCTGCTGTTCCAATAATTAATGTTCTGGTCGCAGTCATAAATCTAATTGCATTAACTTGATTAGATGCAATCGTATAAATTATAGCATCACTGTCTGTTATTGTTCCTCCAAGATTTGCATCCATATTTTCATAATCACCTGATTTAGAAAAAAATATTGCTTGAGGTTGTTCTGTAGTTCCAGCAAAAACTAATCGTTGTTCAAAAAAGGTAACGCAAGAAGGATGACCGGTAGTATCTGAAAAAGCACCAAGCCTCCAGTTTGCTGTCGCACTTGCTGCACTTAATGCTGTTATGATTGTTATGGTTGCATTTGTTGTATCTGCAACAGCAGTTATTTTTGCATAACCTCCATGAAGAAAAACAAATCTTCCAACATCTGTTGCAAGAAAACCTGAACCACTATTAATACCTGTTACTGCAGAAGCAACTAAAGCTATTCCTGTGCCTACTGCTGATTGACCAGGATTTAAAGTTGTAGCTGTCGTATTAAGATCTTGCATAGGACCTTTTGTAAAATCAACATCTGATAAAGTCCAAGCGGTATGTGAAGTTCTTGATAATTTTTCTACTTCGTGATTGGGATGCGTAATATACATTACGTCTGCAGATTGTGCAAATTTTAAATCAAATAATTCAGCTTCAAGATAAGGTGTAGTGACTTCAACTGCAGAACCACTATCTAATACTTGTCCTTTGTCTTTGTAGATTCTGATGTATTGATTTCCAAACTCAAGCATATAAGTTTGTGTTGTAGAAAATTCAAAAGGTATCAATCTTGTTTTTTTTGAACTATCTTTTACTTCTGAAATAAATGTTGTTCCCGGTCTTCTTACAACAGAGCCATGAGGATAGACAATAAAATTTTCTAATTTTTTACACGCTGATGAATATTTTGCTAAGTCGTTACGACCATCCAATCTAGGTGAAAACTCACCTGCTGTAAAGTCGGTTAGTTGAACAGCCACTCTAGCCATTTTAGAACCTCGAACTTAAAAAATCATTTGAATCTATAACGTCAGCCATACCATCTTCTTGAGATGTATTTTGACCTTCTGTTGCATCAACAAATCTAGCGTCTTTTAATTTAATTTGATAAAGATTATACATATTCTGTGCGACTGGATTTGATGATGTAACTGCGTAAGCAATATCTGAGGCAATAGCAGCCGATAATGTTTCTCTTAACGATTCATCATATTCATTAGGATCTTCAATTCTTGCAACATATAAAATTTTCATAGATGAATTATTTGTAAGTATTTTTCTACCCTCTACTTTATGATTTGAATCATAATCTAATATTCTTAAAAGTCTTAAACAATCTGCTGGTAAAGTGTAAGCAGACGTAAATCCCCAAGCTGGAGCAGTTGTGTCTGCAGCGAGCTGAACTCTTTTTTGTAAACAATTCCAAGGATGTGATCTGAAAAGCGAATCTCTTACTTGCGTATATCTAGCATTGCATAGTCTAGCATTTTTTGAGTCTTCAGTTAAAGAAATTATTGTTGATGCTCCCAACTGATTTAATGCTCCGTTACAAATGTCAACTATTGATGCCATAATTTATTATAAAATAATTTTAAAAAAAAAGATAGGGGAGATTAACTCCCCTATCTCACGATTGGTTAATTTACAACGTATGTAATATTCCAAGACATAGTTCCAGCAGTACCACCATCTGCTGCCATTGTAGCAGCGATGTAGTAGTAACCACCTGGATCTGAACTGTCTCCAGCTAATTCATACATTTTTTGACCTGCTGTGTTGATGTTTGCAGCTTCAAATCTAACGTCTGCCATAGCAGCAGCATCAGCTACCGCAGTTGCGAAAACGTCTTCATCTTTGACTGCACCAGCAGTAGTATAAATTCCAACATTGAATGTACACGATCCACCTAATGTGTCTGACCCAATAAATAATTGAGGCACAGAAGCATTACTTGGTATCGGTGCTAACATTACAATATCGTTATTATCACTGTCACCAGCGGCAAGTTCAACAGTTCCTTGAGCTACACGAAGTACACCATGTAATTCTGCAGCATTATTTTGAACCTGTGGAGTAGCTTCGAAATTTGCTACTAAATCAGTATTTTTAGTTCCCATATTTCTATCCTCCTATTACGATTCTGTACATTGAACTTCCACTACTTTGTCTTCTTCCATTCTCGTTGCTCCGAAAGTTGCGCAGTAGTATACTTGGGTAGCATAACTTTTGTCGCTTCTTTCATCTATGCGTGCAGTAGTGTCTTTACCAACGGCAAGAGCAATACCATCTTGTGCATAAGCAATACAAGATCTAGTTGTACTAGATAGTGATAGTCTGTTTGATACAATAAAATTAAAACCAAGAAACGAGTTGATTTCACCATTTGCCAACGCTTTGACAGTGTTAAAATCTGAGCTAGTTACCTCAGTTGTCCCTAATAGATCAGTGATCTGTTTTGGTCCTACAATAATATATCTTGGAATTGAAGGATCAACACTATTTAAATCAAGAGTCTGTTTTGCAGTTCTTAATTTAGCAATTGTTAAACCAGCAGATCCATGCACAATTTGATTGGCATTAGATGTACTTGTAGCACCTGTTTCACCAGTGAACGCTGTTCCTAGTGCAGCAGATATAATCACATCATCCATAGCTCTTCCGATAGCATAAGCTGCCGCTTGAGCATAAGATGAAGTTGGATCGATAAGCATACGAACTTTATCTTGATTGTCGATAAGATCTGCAAATTCATAATCCGAAAGTGATACCCTACGTCTCGCATGGGGTGTATCAATTTGTGGAGTGTCTGAATGTCTGCTAGTTTTTTGAACTGCAGTTACAGAACCTACTTGGTCGAAGAAAGCATTTTTTCCAACGACACTTTCAAGACGAACTTTGTCTCTTAATAACGATCCCATTTGTTGAGATAGCAATTGTACGTTTGCAGAATACTGCTGTACAAAAGCTGTTGTTACTTGTGATGACATATTTGTCTCCTCATATAAGTTTAATTAAATTTATCAGATATGTTATCTGTCGACTGACAGGCTTCTCTTGGATTTAAAGTCTTTTAGACTAGAAGTCTAATCCTTCTTGTCAGCAAGGTCCTTTCGGATTGTCCTACTATTAATCCATTTATAATATTTTTTTGCAATTGGCAAGGGATCTTTTTTTTGATCCTCAGAACCGGTTTCTTTTACAATTCTGAGGATTTCTAATCTAATTTCTTTATCATTCAGGTTTTGCATTATTTAACATTTCCCTTAATGTATAAACTCTTTGTACCATTTTATTGTGTTCTGGATGTGATGCGTTCCAGTATGGTCCATCAGTATTATTAGTTATAGATGATATTTCTTCTTCAATATCAAAAGCAGTATCTTGAGCATTAGTATCAGGTTGAACTATAGTATCCTCAGATATCATGTTAGCAATCTTATCAAATCCTTTTATAATTGCAGGATGATCACCTATTCTTGTTCCATCTCTCAATTCAAGATCTAATATTTCTTCACCTATGTTTGCTTTAGCAACAGCTCCTGCTGCTTGAACTTTAGATTCAAAATCTCTACCCCACTCTTTTCTAAGCTCTTGTTCAGCTTGTACTTGAGCAGTTTCTGTATCAACTTTAGATTGTTGCGCATCTGTTTCAATGTTTGATTTGTAAAATTCAAGAATACCTTGAGCTTGTTGATTGTTTAATCCAAGCTTATGAGCATTTTCAGCAAACTGTTTTATCGCTGTCTCGTCTACCTGGATAGCCTGTGAATCTATTTTTAAACTATATTTATCTGCAGACTCAGGTCTTCCCATTTTGTTGTAAGCATCTTGCCATTGATCATCAGTAAAATTTTTATTAGGCACAATCATTTTATCTTGACCAATCATTTTAGTTGCGTTGATGTAACTTTTTGCCAAAGCATCTATTTCTGTAAACTTAGAAATATTAGGATCGTTTCTGTATTCTTCAGAAATAACATCCTTCCATGATTGTGCAGTCTGTTGTGTCTCTTGTGTTGTTGATGAAATGGGTGTTTCAGGTTTTGTTTCTGTAGGAGCTTGTGTTTCTGTTGTTGTTTCTACAGGCGGAGTATTACTCTCCGTTATCTGTTCATTTGACATTTTTATTTTCCTTTTGCAGCATTTGTTTTATAAATAGAAGAACGCTGCGTTGTCCTTCCATATATGCACTCTCATGGCTATCTCCCTTAACATTGGTCGTAGAATGATAGTGACATCTTTTTTCAAGATCTGAAATGACTTCTTGTCCTTCATCAGATTCAAAAATTACTTTGTACTTTATTTTTAGATTATTAATTTTTTTTTCAAATTCTTTTTCAGAACTCATATTTATTCAGTTATTTGTTCTCCAACACCTTCAGCTATTGCTTGTGCTTCATCGGGTAGTGCTTTTGCAAGTGGAGCTATATTTCCTCCTGCTTTAGCAACTTGTTGTAGTTGTTGCATCTCTTGCATTTGTTGTTCTTGTGATTGTTTTACTTCTCTTTCCGCTAAGACTTCAGAATTTGTTTTTAATACTTTTTGTGGAATACCTATAATGTTTGTTAGATGTTTCACAAGATTATCAAAATTTATATAATCAAACACAGGCGCAACATTAGCAAGTTGTCCCATAATTTCAATACCTCTAATAATTGATTGCAACTCTGTGGATTTTTGTGCTTTAGCTAATGGCGAAACATATTCTATTTCTACATCTCTTCCTGATATAATTTCAGGAGCTGGTGAAAATACATTTTTTCTGACCATGATTGCAAAAGATCTATCAATTAAAGGTTTTAGTAATTCAGATTGTAATCTACCTAACACCGGTCCTAGAAGTCTCATCTTTTCTTCGTTTCTTTGTATGACTTCTGTTGCTGTCATTTGTGGACCTTGTTGCATCATCAGCTGATTGACATAAAAAACATTTCTAATTGAGTTTCTTCTTTGCTCTTCCATATTTAATCCCAAAGGATTGTTTGCTCCAATATTAAGTGGCTCTATTCTATCTCTAGTGCCTGATCTGTAAAAGTTTAGACCACCAGGAACAGTTCTAACTGGAAGTAAAAAACCATCGTCAGGAACAAGTAAAGGGGGATCAACTTGTTTCTGCGCAGCTTTTATAGTTGTTTTAGACATTTCATTTAACATCTTTACATCCGGTAAAGCTGTCATTGCAGGAGATCTTCCATAAATTTCATGCGAAGCTTTTAAATATCTTGGAACAACAAACGGAAACTCTTTAAAACCTGCTACCGATAATTCATTTAAATTTTTGTATTCCATGTAAACAGATTCAAAAGGCATATTTTTTTTATCTTGTTTTTTTGGATTAAAATCATTTCTAGGGTATACTGCATGAAGAATACTTATTTCTTCATAAGGATCTTTTGTCATTAATCCTTTTGTGTCAACTGATATGGTTTCACCAAACTGTTGAAACGCAGCTCTTACTGACATTTTAAATAATCTGTAAACTGTATCGACTCTGCCTTTATCATTTTCTGCTACATATATTTCGTTAATATGTCTGGTGGAAAAATTCAAAACATCTTCATCATCATCTTGTACAAACATACAAGCTGTGCCAAAGGTAATTAAGTCGTGATAGAGTTCAAATATTTCTTGTTGAAAATTAGATCTATTAAAGGCAACATACATTTGCTCCGTTGCTTCCTCCAACCAAAGTTTTGCCTTATCATCGTTTTCAATATCTGCATCTTTATAACGTAAAGTAAACCAAGGAGTAGAAGGATTGGTCAACATCCCATGAAGTGATGCTGCAAGTAAATCTACAGATTGTAGAGGTGAACTATCAAAAATTAATTCTGTTCTCTTATCACCTTTAGATCTTGTTTTGGTTACATCGGCTTTTCTAGGTAACATATAATCAGCAACCTCTTGCCAGTGCGTTTCCCAGTTTTGTCGATTTGCTTTTAGTTTATCAAATCTTCTTTTTAAATTTTTTGTTAAATCTGTTTGTGCCATTACTGTCCTAATAAACTTGGTTTACCCAAAGTTACATTTTCATTTTGAATACCTTTAGGTCCTGTGATAATAGTTGCCGATCTACCTTTTCTTCTCACACTAATCCCATATGATGATCCACCATCCATATTTGTTGTTTCACTTTGAGAAACTTCTGCTTGTGTAGGTGAAGGCATAGGTGTGGGAGCTGGTTGTGGTGGTGGTGGTGATCTTCTAATTACTCCTCCCATACTATTCTCCTAATAAAGTTTTCTTTTGTATTTCCGCTTCTTCTTCAATACCTAAAGGTCCTGTTAAAATTGTTGATTTTCTTCCTCTTCTTTTTCTCTCTACTGCAGCTTGTTCTGATCTAACTTTTTCTTTTTCTTCTGGACTTAGCTCCGCACTAGGTGCTTCTGGTGCGGGTTGCACTGGAGGTAGTGGTGGCATTTTTGGCGAAAATAATGATCCCATAATTTATATAATCCTGTATTCATTATCTGCTACCTTTTGAGGAGCAGTTTGTCTAGTATTTAATTCTTGTAGTCCTACAGCAAGATACCTCATGGCATCGCAAGCATGAGAACTCCAATCATGTACAGGCTTTGATCTAAACATTTTGTTTTTATCAATATATTTCCTGTGATAATGTCTTAACGCATCTACTAATTTTTTGCAACGATCTGTATCAATCCAACATCTAGGTAACGTCATTGTTGTTGCGTGTATACCATCTTCAAGCGGAATTTTTGGAACGACTTTAAATCTTACACCTAATTGATATGCGACCTCTCTCCGGGTCTTGCCATTACTAAAATCGGTAACTTCTATATCATGGGGAGCAAAATGATCCTTGTAAATATAGTCCTTGTTTTTTATCATCTCTACATAATATGGTAATCCCTGACCTCTCTCTTCGTGATAATCTATAATATTTATAGCTCTACCTAACTGCTGATAAAATATTATACTACTATGATCTGATACCCCTAAATCCCATGCGGTTGAAACTGGGAGGCTAGGGTCATACGGAACACGAGATATTTGTTTTTTATCTTCCATCTTTGCCAAGACTCCACCATAAATAGATCCTTCTATATTAGCGATCCAATCACATTCAAACTCTTGTTTATATTTGTTTTTACCCATGACCTCTTCTGCTTTTTCTAACTCTTCTTGATCTACAATTTTGGTTTCAGAGGCTTTTGCTTTATAGTAATACCAATCACTTGCTCCTTGAGCATATTGATAAAGTTCATAAAAATTATTATTCATTCCTTGTGGTGTTCCAATAAATACACAGTAACCTTTTCTATCCGATAGTGCCGGTCTGATAATCTCTGGAAATAGCTTAGATGATACGTTAGCATATTCATCAATTACACAGCCATCAAGATAGATTCCACGCAGTCCATCGCAGTTCTCTGAGCCTAGCAAGGTAATACGAGAGCCATTAGGTAAATCTACACGCAGTTCTGTTTCGTTAAACTTGGTGTAAGGTATTTTGGCTGTAAATTGTTTCATATAATCCCAAGCAATACTTTTACTTTGTTTGAATGTCGGACTAATATAAGCGTATCTTGGGTTTTTCTGTTTTGATGTTAAAGCTGATCTTATTAAATGATTAATCATACAGACTGTTTTGCCAAACCTACGATGACAAACTAGAACTGACCATCTGTATTTTGATATTTCTTGATGTAAATATGTTTGATGTTTTCTTGGTGCGTAAGGTATAGTGATCTGCATA